CGACACCAGTCCGCTGATCATCTGCGGTCCTTTTTCCCTTGCCATTGCGAGGATGCCGTCTATCTGCGCCCCGAACTGCGAATAGAGGAGTCCGAGAGCCACAAGGACAGCGCCGACCAGCGCAGTGGGCACGAGCATACTGAGCGCCGCGCTCATGACTGTTCCGAGTCCGCTGAGCAGTGCCCCGCCGATGTTAAAGATGACGCCGCCAATCTGTCCGACAAAGCCGCCGACCTGACCGACAAAACCACCGAGTCTGCCGACGATACTTCCAAGTGCGGAGTCGCCTGCGAAGTTGTTCCAGACACCGGAAAGCATTGACCCTGCGCCGGATGCAAAACTGCTCACATTGCCGGTCAGGGAACTGAAAATACTTCCGGCCTTGCTCACGAGCGAATCAGGGAACATTCCCTTGATAGCGTTTCCCGCTTCTCCGGCCAGTTTCGTGAAGGTCTGAGGGGCATTGAGCAGGGCTTTTCCGAACCCTGTCACACCCTTGACGCCCTGTTTCCACAGGTTGCTGTCTACGACTGTACCCGCAAGATAAGCACTGCCGATCGCTCCGATGGCCGCACCGACCCGCTTAATTCCCTCCGGAATTTCGCCGATGCTGTCGCGGACGGTGTCAAAGACTGCCTGCAGGCCGCCCGCTATGCCGCCATCTTTGAAGCCCTTACCGAACGCATTGACCAGTTCTGTCGCGAACTGGGTAGCGCCTCGAAGGGCAGGCTGTAGCTTCTTATAGACGCTGATGCCAACTTCATCCAGCGCAGATTTAAGGATGGATATATCACCCTCAAGGTTGTCCTGCTGCGTGTTGTACATCTCCTGAGCCGCGCCGATACCGTCGGAGGCATGCGTCGCCGCTTCGTACAATTCATTGTAGCTGTCGCCGCACCCCTGAAGCATTGCCCGTGCCGCCGCAAGGTCTGTCTGCTTGAACAGCGTGGACATGATGGAGTTTTTCTGCTCGTCCGTCATGCCATCCATGGCTTTGCTGAGGTCGCCGAAAATTTCATTCAGTCCCCTCATTTTGCCCTGCGAGTCGTAGGCGCTGACGCCCAACTGCTGGAACATCTCGGCGGCATTTTTGTTGCGGGGATTCTGCAAAGCCAAAATCATGTTCCGCAGGTGCGTGCCGCCTTCCGCTCCGGTGATATCCGCGTTGGCAAGGATTCCGAGGGCGGATGTTATCTCATCAATACCGCCTTTTAAGCCCTGACCGGTGCCGCCCAGCGTGGTAATAGCCTCACCAATCTGTCCGACGTCTGTCTTGGCCTTGGCAGCTGTGATTGCCATGACATCCGCGAGGTGATTAAAGTTTTCCTCTGTCCTGTCAAGTCCGAGCGCCGCCAGCGTCGCCGTGATGTACCGCGCGGAGTCGGCCATCTCGATGCCGCCCGCTCCGGCAAGCCTCAGGACAGTAGGCAGAGCCGCCGCAGACTCTGACGCTCCATACCCCGCCATCGCAAGCTGGTTTAAGCCTTCTGCCGCCTCTGACGCACTAAAGGCCGTCTCACGCCCGCACTGCCTCGCGGCCTCTTCGAGGATAGCGTACTGAGCCGCACCCTCTTCCGTGGCCTTGTTAATCTGCAGTGTCGCGGCGACCTGGGACATGGATGATTCAAACTCCTTGCCCACGCCGACAGCCTTGCCGGTAATTGCTCCGACAGCTGCAGCAGCCGCAGCCGCTCCGATTGCCATCGTCTTCGTAGCGCCGCGGATCGTCTGGTTGACCGTACTTATGGCGCTATTAAAGGATTTGTCTATTTTGCCTGCGATTTTTATCGCGAGCTCCATCTCTTTAGCTTTGCCCGCCATAATACTCCGTTACCTCGTGTGCTATCTCTAATAGCTCAGAAAAAGACAGAGCCTCCAGTTCGGAAAGCCCTGTCTTTAACGTGATAGATAAGTGTATGCAAAGTTTCCGGAGAGCCTTGCCGTCAGACGGTCTTACTCCTCGCCGTAGAAAAAACTTGTCACCCTGTTTTTGACCTTAATCGCCTCGCGGGGAGGGAGGCTCTGGAAAAACTCCTGCGGAAGCCCGGATGCCTTGCTCGCGAAAATACAGGCATATTCCAGGGACATTTCCGGCAGGACGTTGATGCTTCCGGAGCGCTCCATCATGCGCTGAGTGGAGATCATGTCGCGGGCGCTGAGGTCTTCCAGTCCGGAGAGGTCTACGCCGGTGTAGGTTTCGTCCTCCCAGACAAAAGGCTTTTTAAAGGTGATGTAGTAACCGCCATTAGGCTCTTCGGTGTCAGCAGGCTCGGCCTGAGTCTCAACCTGCTTCAGTTCTGTGTCATCTCCGATTGTGATGCTGTCGTTTGCATTCTCAAAAACCATATTAATTCCCCTTTCTGGTCATGTGCCGGTTATGTAAGGATCACACCTGCTTACGGATCGCGGCGAGCAGGTCAACGCCTTTGACTTTGTAGACAAAATTGAGTTTGTCCAGTTCGAACATCTTGACGCCGTCGACCTCGATCAGGATGTAAGTGATCTCGACCTTGATAGAAGAGCCTGTGCCCTCGCCCTGCTTGAGCTTGCCGCCGGTGATGGCTTTATTCTTGCCTTTGATGACGATGCGGCTGGGCATGGCGCCCGTGTTAATATTTCCGGTGTCGATGGTCTGCGTGGATGCCCTCAGGGTAAGGTTGAGTGCCTTGGACATGGATGCCAGACGGAACATGTACTCGTTGAGGGTGCGGAACGGGATCTCCATCTCGGATGCCTTGAAGTGTCCGAGCAGAGGCTCATCGATCTCGCCGAGGATGCCCGCGCCGGAGAGGGTCTCCGTCAGCGCCTCGAAATCAGGGAGCGTCACTTCGTCAGAGATGCCGACCAGTTTGTTGCCGTCAAGATAGACATTGTATGCATTGACTTTTGTTGCCAGTTTCATGATCATTCACCTCCTTCGAAGGATGCGGCGAGCATGGAAGGATCAAACTCGAGAACATTCAGGATGTCTTCCGCGGGGGTAAACGGCGCAAGATGCTGGTAGAAGCGCACATGTCCGTCGAGGATGTCCTCCACGTTGTTGTCGCCGCCGACGTACTCGATACGCGCACCTGCACACTTACCTTCCGCTACGAGAGAGTTTCCGTAGACGTTCTCGTCGTCCACGATCGCCTCGATCAGACGGAAATTCGCGGGAGAATCGACCCTGTTGTGATAGGTCAGGATGAAGCGGTTGCCCCACCAGGAGAAGAAGCGCCTGCAGCAGAACCACAGATCTCTGACTTCTCCCGCGCCGGGATAAGCGGCTGTACGGTTGCCCCACAGAAGCCACTCGCGGAAACGGTTGAAAGTGCTGATACCGTAGCTGTTGACGATATTGGCCTGTGCCTCGTCCATGATGATCTCCGCGCCTGCCTCTGTGCAGATGCCGTCGATGGCGACAGGGATGTTGGAAGGGGAGATGAAGGGCACATCGTTATTTTCCGCGTCGGTCAGCTGGGTATAAGCGCCCTTGATTGCGGATCCATGATAGATCTTGTTGCCGATCTTTGCGCAGGGCCATACGATGTCCATATGAGGGGATGTCATGCCCGCAGCGGCTTTCGCGGCCTGTGTAGCTGTGTAGGTAACAGCGCCGGAGACAGAGCTGTCGAGATCCACGATACACTCGCAGGAGAACAAGCCATTGATGCCCTCGCACTTGGCAGCCATGGCAGCCGCAACATTCGCATTTTTGGACCATTTAGGGGAGATCAGCAGGCCGGGCACATAACCGGTGCGGGGAAATACCTGGCGGATGCACTCAAGGCCGGTCTCCGCACCTGTCAGGGAATCAATGCCGCCGATGATGTTCGCGGCAGTGACACCTGCGGGATTGAGCTTGTCGCCGGACACCTTGACGCTTGTCTGTGTGCCGACAAAAGTCAGGATGCAGTATCCGTCATCGTCGAAAGATACGATATAATCAGTGCCCTCAGTAAGGTCGGTGGAACCCTGCTTGACGCTCAGGCTCGACACGATCATGCCGGGGTCGTCCAGCTTGACCTGGCCGCCGGAAACGGTGTAGGTCTTCTCGGTGACAGCTGTCTTATGTGTTGCGGGGTCGAGTACGTTGATAACGACCAGCGGACCGGTGCCGGCAACGCGGAAGGTGGCGTCGATTGCCTCACAGATATTGTAGTTTGCAAAATCGTCGCAGTATCCGACGAGCTTCTTGGCCTCTTCGAAGTTTTTCACAAGCACGGGAACATTGACGGCTGCGGCAGGATCCTCTGCCATATTGACAGGTGCTGTGCCGATGACTACCTGCAGTCCTGCTGTGCCGGAGTTGGGCGCGGCTACACGGGTAGGCGCTTCGAGCACGCGCACGCCATGGTAATAGCTCATAGTTTTAAACCTCCTTTAAAACTGCGTCATAAAGTGTCTTGAGTCTGCCGGGGCTTCTGAGTTCCTTGGCGGCCTCTGCGTATCTGCTGACAGGGACGATCAATCCTCTGATCGCGGGGATTTTTTTCGCCCTGGCTTCCAGATACGCGGGAATCTTGCCGTCGGAAAACACGGTGCCATGGCTGACCAGTTTGGGTATGGCGGGCCCCAGGTAGACGACAGCCTCCACGGGCTTTGCCGCCTTAGAGCCTGCCGCCTGCGGAACTACTGCAGGCTTTTCGGTTTTGCTCATGCGTATGGGTCCTCTCTTACTATGGGAGCGGTTTCGAAAGTCATCGCCATGCCGCCAAAAAAGTAGGGATATGACCCCTCTTCCTGCAGTGCCCATTCAATGGGAGGCAGACAGGCATACTTTCCGGCAAGTCCCGGATTCTTTTCGAATCGCTCCGTAATTTTCTGTATCATGTTGAGTATATCTTTGTAGCCCTGATTGTCGGGATTGCGGTCAATGACGCCGAAAAGCAGATTGATGTGCGTGGTCTGCTCCCGGTCAATCTTGTCGAATATCCCATCCTCAAGGCGAACAATGATGTACGGAAAAGGCACTGCAACAGCTTCTGTGTTGTACATGCCCTCTTCAAGTTCCATGTCTGTGACGGTGTCCGGGATTTCCTTTGCCACAGGGACGGGCAGAAACTGCTTGTATACATTGATGGGCACCCGATTGCCACTCGGGTCATCAAGGTAAAAACCGTCAAAAAGCTTCTGCAGTTCCGCCTGCAGTGCGTCCTGCAAAAATGTCGGTGTCATAGGTTATATTCCTCCGAGGATTTTATTTACCTGCTTATCGACATTGTTCTGCAGGTTTTTGATGATATTAGGCTCGACGATGCCGTATACCCTGCGCTCGTTGCCGATCATGATGGGGCTTGAGACGGAAAATTTCTTCTGAATCTTCAACCGGCTGTCCTTGCCGCCGATGTATTTGGCAACAGCTACGTGTGTGTGCGTGCCCTTTTTGGCGACATTGTTGACAAAGGAGCGGTCGCCCATCGACTTGACCTGTCCGCGCAGGATTTCCACGCGGGGCGTGCCCTTGCGGTCTGTGACGCGGAACTTGATCATCTCAATGGGAGCACCACGGGTCAGCAGTACCGCTTCGAGGTTTCCCACGTTGGCGGGCGTCAGTTTCATGTCCTTGTTGAAGCCGCCTTTTTTGATGGTATAGGTGGTGTTCGCCTTGGCCCACAGGTCTGTCCTTGCGTCCTTTGCGGTCGCATTGATGGCATTCTTGAGGGCTGTCGGGGCTTTTGCCCTGAGCGTTCCGAGCCGAAGCTCTATGTCCCTTACAGTGATTTCGTCAAGCTCAAACGTGAGCATTCCATCGTCTGCCATTAGTGCCTGTTAGCCTCCACTGTGATGGAGTAGACTCCATCCTCATTGATCGCATCGGTGACGATATATCTCATACCGTCGAGCGTGATCATGTACCCCACGGGAGGCAATCCGCCATATTCCCGCGCCCAGACATAGATAAGTGTCTGTTTTGTATTCACGCCGTCCATGTCCGACTTTGCTTTCTTCTCGCGCTCGATCAGCTCGTTGTTATCCACAAGAGCGCGCATCTTTTTGCCGTTGATCGTGTGTTCCACGGCAAATTCTTCGAGGTTCAGAAAGACGTCGGTCACGTCCGAGCGTATGCATTCTTTAAATGTCATCCTGCCGGTTTCCTTCCTGCTTTCCGGGACGGTTCTTTCACGGCTCCGCGAAGGTAGCGGTCTGGCACTCGCCCGATCAAGTCCTGCTCCGGTCCGCATGATGGTACAGCTATGCCCGGTCTCCCCGCTGGAGCAGAGGCAGGTCTGGCTTTTGGCTTTCCCTGTTTCTGCTCTTCAGCGGGCTCCTGTATATATTCCGCAGACCTGCAGGCGATCCATGTCTCGCCCAGCTCCGCGGGGATGTCGTTCGGCAGCTCATCTCCCGCGTAATACTGCGTGTTTTTATACAGGATATCGACGCGGGCTATGAGCCTGCCGCCCGTCATGCGTTGATCTTTACAAGCACGGTTGTGTCGTCAGCCGCTGCCGCTGCCACTGCGAATCCGGCCAGTGTGTTGTTGGTGCTTGTGGTGGTGATGTTGCTGTTTGTCGCGTCCCAGTAGACTGCCGCGCCTGCTGTGACCGCGCCGGTCGCCTTGGGCAGCTCGAAGACGCCTGCGACGATCAGGCTTCCAAGTTCGCCGACTGCGATGTCAGTACCTGCGACGCCGATCTTTGTTCCGAAAATGATTACCTCATTGGCTTCGATTTTGGCGCTGCCGCTGTTGGTGTAATCAACCGCGTCGCCTCTCTGCCAGTATGTTGCCTTAGCCATAGCTCTTTACCTCCTGTGTATGGATTACGCGATCACCGCGCCGGGGTTTTTAATGATGCCGCGGAAGTCTCTGACGCTGATGCCCCAGTCGAGATAAATATCCCAGACAAAGCCGAGCGTGCCGGGGGTTTCCATTCTGCGGACGGTGGGAGTTTCCTGTCCGTTGAGATAATCGACCTGAATACCCCTTGCAGAGGTGGGGTCTGCGATCATGAACCAAGGGCACTTGTTCGCGCCTGCGAGAGCGTTGAGCACAGGACTCTGGACGATCTGCAGAGGATAATTGAACAGAGGGTTGATGTCATTGTTGGCGCTTCCTGTGACCTGAGCGCTGTGCAGGATCACGGCAAGGTCGAACTCGTAGCCGACACCGACGACAATGGTTCTGGGAGTCATGTAAATGGCATCGCCGAACTGATCGGTCTGCTTCTGCATCTGCAGGATTGCCGCCTGAATGGTCTGCTGGGAAGGAGCTGTGCCGTTTCCGCTGATCAGGTTCTTATGATCGGCGTGGAACAGGGTCTTACCATCGAAAATTGTGGGATTACTGAACAGGATGTTGTAGACCTGTTTGTCGATGGTCTTTTTCGCGGCTGTTGCGTACAGGCCGGGCACCTTGGTCAGGAATCCGATGTCGTCATTGATAAATGCCTGACGGGTCATGGAAAACTGCTTGCCGTAGGTGTCGAGCTTACGGGTGGGCAGAAGCTCAGTGCGAGGCATGTCGGCCTTGATCTCACCGTTCTCAGGGACTTTCAGGAAATCGCCGACGCCGCCGATCACGTACTCATGATCTGCTGTCTCTTTGAAATCAGGCAGCGTGCCTTTTGTGGTAAATGCCTGGAAAGTGGTGGGAACGTGATTGTAGATCTCCACGAGGCTCTTGCGGATGGTCTGATCCATGATCGCCGGGAAGGCTGCGGAAGGATTATAAAATTCTCTGCTCAGCTCCGCGTAGATCTCGTCGGAGGACTTGCGGAGGAGTTCGTTGACATTTCTGCCTTCGCGGGACAGGCACTCGATGCCGAGGTCTCTCAGGCTCATGGCGCGGAGCTGCTGCGCTCCGTCTGCGGGGGTCTCCACATCGAGTCCGGCTCTCATCATGAGGGCGTCGGTGGCTCTTGCGCGGAAAGTGTCCTGCTCGTCTCTGGTAACCTGTACGCTTGCGGGGCGGCTGGTGTTGCGCAGGCCGTCAAGGATGGCGGCGCGTACCTGGTCGACGGTGGATCCGTTGCGGATATAGCTTGTGGAATCAACATCGAAGGCCCTGCACAGGTCGTTGATGGATGCGACGCGCTCACGCTCGTCGGCGATCGCTCTCTGCGCCATATCTTCTGCGGGCTCGCTGGTCTCGGCGGTCTCTTCCGCGCGGGTAGCTTCCTCTGCCTCGATCTCCAGTGTCAGAGCGTCGATTTCACGCTGAAGTGCGTCAAACTGCGCCTGCTCTTCTGCGGTCAGGTCTCTGCCGAGAGAGGTCAGTGCCTGCTGCTCTCTGATTTTCGCGGCCCTCATCTGTTTTTTGTTCATAAGGGGTATTCCTCCTTTAGAGTAATCTGTTTATGTTTACGCGGAGCTTCCGCTGTGCCAGAGACGGCGCTCCATTAGGATTGACTGTTTCCGGTGTCTCAAGCTCGCGCCCGACGCCCACGGTGGGGTCAGCGGGGACAGAGACGATGGATATTTCAAAAGGCTCCCATGAGATGGCAACGTCGCACGGGCCGGTGAATTTTCCGTTGGAGCTGATCTCTCCGGCAGTGACACGCTCCCATGTCTTCACACGGTATCCGACGGACACTCCTTTCAGGGTTCCGCTTTTGACTTTCTGGTATATGGTCTCGGCTGCGTCGTCAGAATCGAAAACGACGACTGCCTTGCCCCTGTCGCCCTCAAGCCATGCCCGTTCGATGCGTCCAAGGACTTCGTCACGGTCATGGTTAAAGAGCAGGACTCCAATTTCATTGAGGCGGGTCAGGTCCACGGCTCCGGGGCTGTGGTCAAGAATCTCGATGCCGAAAAAGCGTTTATAAGGCTCTTCGGACGAAAACGACAGCTCAAAGCTTCGTTCGTTCCCTTCGCCTTCCAGGGCACGGATCTGTCCGTTAATTTCCCTTCTCAAGTCCTGATTCTTCGGATTCGGCTGACTCTTCGGAGTCGGCTGGCTCCCCTGGCCCTGCCGGTGTTCCTGCGGGGATTCCCGTGACCGGGACAGCAGGGACAGGGGCGGGGTCATTCTCTTCATCATCCTTGATGTCGAGGTTTTCCGGTTTCTGCCCATAGATGATTCCTCCTAACTCGATGCCGTGTTTGAGGCCATATTCGCGGGCCTCTGCCATGGCTTCGATAACCTTCTTCCAGTCCTGTCCGTTCTCGGCACATGCCTGCTGGAACGTCTTCTGCCCGGTCTGGAGTGCCACTTTCATGGCGTTGGTTTCTTTGAGCGGGTCGATCCACCGCTTGGGTGCTGCTACCCACTCGTGTGCAAGGTACTGTTCGCGCTTTTCGAGGTCCCAGAAGTCCGGAATGTCGAAAAGCCCGGAGAGCACGCCGGAAATAACAAAAGACTCGTAAACTTCATCAAGAAAAACTTCCCGGAAAAGCTCCGTGTCCTCGATGTATGTCTGCTCGTCCTCGATGATCCCCTGACGCGCCGATGAATAGTTGCTCTGCGACATGTCACGGCTCGTTGCCTCGTAGGAGAGGCCCTGCCCCGCTCCGATCAGTCTCTGCTGGAGCTTGATGTATTGTGCCGCGTCGGTCGCCTGTCCGGTGGGATTGACGACCTGTATCTCATCTCCGGCATTGAGTTCCTTGATCATGCCGGGACTGATTGTCTTGCCGTCGTAGGAGACGCGGGAATTGGCGTCGATAAAGCCGCCGCGTCCGATTCCTGTCGTCGGGATGGTCTTTTTGATAAAGACAGATAAACAGGCGGCTATGCGCTCTTTGACGGATACCGCTGTCATAAATTCGTTGGCGTCCCGGATACGGCTGATGGTCGGCGCAAGGTCGCTCATCTCGCGGATCTGGGAAGGCCGGCGCTTGGAAAACAGGAATATCATGTTTTTTTCCGGCACGTAAACAGGGTCTGACTGGGAAAATCCGTCAATATCGTACTGCCGGATCCAGAAGCCCACCGGACGGTTGTAGGAGTTGTATTCGATGCCGCCGATGACCCTGTTCCCTTTGTTGTGCGGAGCCATGACCGTGTTGTCGAGTTCGTCGACTTCCAACGCCTGTAATTTCAGCGGGACGATGCCGCCGCGGGTGTAACACTTTTTGAACAGGATCCCGCCGTCGACCTTCTTGCGCTCGATCGCCATGCGCCCCATCTGCATCAGGGACTGCGTGCCGGTGATGTCGCAGTTCTTACGGTTGCACCATTTCTTCCATGCGGCTTCGATTTCCTCGTTGAGCTTTTCGTTACCGGTGTGCGCCTGCAAAGTCCACCCGAGGCCGATGACATTGCGCTTGTATGCTCCGATGATGGAGTTGGCCATATCAGAGTTGCGCTCGAGGTCTCTTGCCCTTGCCCGGACCGTCTCGCGGTTGTAGCGGTCGGTCTGCTCCGCGCTCTGGTTATATGCGTACCATCCCGCGTTGAGCCGCCCGAAGTTTCCCGCGTCGTAGCTTTTCATCTCTTCAAGGTTCTGCCGCCATGCCTGACGCCGCGCGCCCGCCTCCGGAGAGATAAAGCTGATAATGTTATCTAAAAAATTCATAGCTTAATCCCTCCTCAACGCGAGTCAAATACGGCTACATAGCAGTCATCCAGAAGCCCGGGCGTGCCGCTCGCGACCTGGGCCTGCAGGTCGTTCCGGATGGCGTACAGCTCCTTTAAGTCCGCCCGTGTCAGTTTCCTTGAACCAATCTGATAGGACTGGCCGGAAATCAGAATTTTGGAGATTGCCGTATTCACATCATTCAGCAGGGCATCCGGCGTGTAGTTTGTATTATCCATTAATCCACTCCTCGCTGTTTTTGATCCATGCCTCTTCCGCGTCCTGCTCCGGCTTCTGCGGTGTCTGCGAAGCCTGTGCCTCCTGCCGCAGATGGAGCATCCTCACGCCGAGTATGTCAGCGGCCGCCATGGCGTATACCTCGCAGTCCAGATAGTGGTTGTCGGGATGGCTCTCTTTCGGGATCCATCTCTGCACGTACTTGGTGCCGCTTTTGACGCTGACTTTATGCTCGGATGTGACCTGCTCGGCGTACTCCACGTCGCATCCCTTATAGACCATCCAGGCACCTCTGCCGTTGCGCTTACGCATCCTGGAGGCGATCATGTCTTTATACTTGCCGCCGTCGACCAGTACCATCTGCATGCCGGTCGCTCTCGAACCCTGCTTGTTGACGGTACTGAGCCTGTAATGGGCGTCCATTTCATGGGTCGCGCCCTTGCCGGGAATTGCCCATTCGGAATTATCGATGCAGAACTCGTATACCTCATCGGTGTTATAGCCGGAGTCGACGACACAGAGATTGACGAGCATTGTCCCACCGTCCTCGCAGGTATATCCCATGTTCATGATCTCTTCGAGTTCCACGAAATCACGCGCCTGCCCGTGGGCGATGTTCTGGGATGTGATGTACTCGCCCCACGCCCTGATCGTCCAGTAGAAATACCCCTTCTGGACATCAACGCCGGCAGTGAGGAATTTCGCCCATGACGGGACGGTATAGGCCGGGACATCTGTCTGCCGGTCGAGGACGATCTCCGCGGAAGTCTTGAGTCGTGTATCCTCCCACGGTTCAGCGAGCCACGAGTTTACAAAGTTCTGGAGCTTCTCGGAGTCGTCCTTGGCGTCCATGAATTTTTTCGCGATCTCCGAAAAATGCACGAAGGGCGAATACAGGGTGTTGAGCCAGAAACAGACCTTCTTGACAAAGCGCGTATTCTGCCGGACGACCTGCCACTCGCCTTCCCGGACTGCCTGCTGCTTCTGCTGATCAGTGATTGCTCCTCCGCATTCCTGACAGATGTAGAAGGCAAACTCGGCGCGGTCGGTATCGCTCAGGCCTTCGTCGTCCATCGGCTCAAGCTGGTCAATCTTCTGGGCTATCTCCTCCGTGCCGTATGCTTTTTTGTAGTCTTTATCGCGCCCGGGCCACCTGAGGTTTGCAAATCGCAGTTCGATGAAAGTCCCGCAGTGCGGACAGGGCACAAAATAGTGTTTCTCGGCATCCGCGGACATCTTGGCTTTCCAGATGTGCCCCTCCCGGATGGTGGGCGTCGATGTTTTGAAAATCTTCCGTCCCCGGAAGGTCTTGGTACGTTCTTCCGCAAGACTTACAGGGTCAGACTCTTTTCGGGAAGCGCCGGGGAACTTGTCAATTTCGTCAATGAAAAGGTATTTCATCGCGAACGATGCGACGCCGACAGGGGAATTGGAGCCGACGATCTTGACGAACATGTCGGAAAATTCCAGTTCCAGTGCGGGGCTGTTATCGTCGTACTTCTCGCGGAGAGGAGGGCTTGCCTCGATCATGGGCTGCAGCCTCTTCGTGCTGACTGACAGCGCCAGGGATTCCGTCGGGTATACGATCTCGGTCGGGGCAGGATCCTGTGAGACAACATAACCAAGCATGTTGTTCATGGCTTCCGTGCCGCCGACCTGTGTGGGCTTCACGAAAATGATTTCTTCTGTGTCGTAGTTATTAAATTCGTCCATGATGCCGACAAGGTATGGAGTCCGTCTATTGCTCCATGGACCAGGCTCGGCACTGGTCTTTGAGTCAAGCACTCTGCACTGCTCCGCCCACTCCGAGACAGTCATGGACTTGGGCGTTTCCAGTGCCTTGAGTGCGGCCTTCTGGTAATCCGTGCAGGGAAAATGCTTAATCCTCAGCTTCTTTGGTGTCTGCATTTTTCCTTCTCTTTTTGGGTTTGATTCCAGGGTCGCATCCGGCAACGACAAAAGCCGTGAGCATCCGCTTTACCTCCTCGGTCAGGTCACGCTCTGCAGACCGCGCCTCTGCCGGTCCGATTTGGTCGCTCAGCATGGAGATGAGCCTCGGAGGGATGCCCAGTGCGAACCGCTTGAACACCACGAAGAACTTCCGGTAATCCAGCTCCACCTCTTCACGCTCGATGTAGTTTCCCGCTGCGATCTCGCGCTTCATGCGGTGCAATTCAGCCTGCGAGTCCTTCAGAGCAACCTCGGCCTGGAGCTTTTGCTCTTTTAACTCAGTCTCGCGGGCGTTCTGGCTCTTTCCCTTGGCCTTGTCGCTCAGATACCGGATATATTTGTTTATAGTGTCCTCGAGGTCGTAGCGCCTGCCCTCCGTCGTGGCTGTGGTTTTGATCACTCCGTCCTGTGTGAGCTGCTGGATCCGTCTCACCGTCAGCCCGAAAAGCTGGGCAATGACCTCAACCCGGACGAATCTGGGCGCTTCCAGATGCTCGCAGAGCTGATTCGCGTCCTCTTTTTTCTCTGTCATTGCCATTCGGCTCCTTGATTCGTAGTTGATTTGTAGCGAAATTGTCAGAAAATTTAAGTTTTCATCCGGAAAAAAATTGCGCTCACAGCGCCGTAACACGAAAAAAGTTCGGAAAGAACCTAACCGCGTTTTTTCGCCGGGGGCCGGTTTTCGCGCAGTCCCTTTTGACCGGCCCGTCCACGCCCTCGGCCTTTGTAATTTTTTAAATTTTCCGGAAGAGAGAGGTGGTACCCCCTACCCCTTTATTTTTTTGTCCTCCCCGACGGCGCGGCGTGTGTACTACGGCAGGGGTACATGCAGGGCATGATAGCAGGGGGACACCCTGCATGACGCCTGCCCATGGAGGAGGACGGATACAAGCGTGAGGAGAGAGGAGGCACAGACGCAAAAGGGGAAGACGCCTGTGCCCGTGCAGACGACAAAGAGACAGAGCGCTGACCTATGCCAATGCTCTGCCTCTTTACGGAAGGAGTATGAAAATCTGCCGCTAAGCTGGTTACTCTTGCCTGCTCTGCTCACGATAGCATAATACCACAGGCGATAGTCTCATTTAGTCTCATCTTTGCGTGGGCGTGGTATTTGTTTTTGATGTGGTGGGCAGAGCGGACGGAGATGATCATGCGGCTGTGCCGTGCGTATGCGTACGGCGTACGGTATCCGGACAGGATAATCCCAAAAGAAAATCCCCCGCCGGATATCCGGAGCTTTGTTTTCCGGACTCTGACGGGGGTGTAAAAATTCCTAAAACTGTTTCCGGATTTATACCCCGGGTGCCTGTTTTTGAGCGGCGTAATCCTCGAGGATCTTCTGGACGCGCTTGTACTCCAACAGGTTAGCCAGGGCTTTGTCCCGTTTGCGGAAGCACTGCGGCCGTGACAGGTACATCTTTTTCGAGATGGCGATCCATGAGTAGCCGTCGATGTACTTGTACTCCAGGATCTGCCGGCCCTCGCTGTTGGGGTCAAGGTAATCCAGGATGTCCATCACACTCAGTATGTCAGCCTCGGCCTGACGCTTCTGCTCGGCGATCCGGGACTCGATCTCGGACTTGCGCAGGGTAAACGCCGCAGATCCGGAGCTGATGCCTCCCGACGACGAGTTGACCGGGCTGTAATGGATGCCCCCGATCGGCATGTCCATCTCACGGCAGATAGCCCTGAGCCTGCGCTCGAGGCTTCTGCGCCTGCGGACCGCATTGATATACTGGGCGAGATATTTGAGTAATATGTCTTTGTATTCTGTGTCAGTCAAAATTATCTTCCTCCGATGCCAGAAAGAACGGTCTTCCGTGGATCATCTGAATCTTGTAAAGCCTGCGGTCCTTGTCGTCGTAATCCCTGACCACGACGCCCCGCGCCCTTAGCGTATCGAGGATGTGATTGATACCGGCGGCCAGCTCCGCAGTCGGCATCTGCTCAAGGGTGCGCTCTGGCTTCGGCTTGTACCGGACGTGGAAATACTTGCTCATGATGCGCTCCTTTTCTGCGTGTAAACCTCCGTGATGTTAATGCCTGTCTCCGCAAGACAAGCGTCATGGATCTTCTGCGGATTGTCCCCATACGACGCCGCAATGTCCTGAATCTGCGAGTAGATGCGTGCGCAGCGGTCGAAGCCGAAGCCGTATTTCCGATGGAGCGCCACCATGATGCACGCCATGACCTGTGGTGCTATCCACTGTTTCTGTTTCTGCCTCATGTACACCCACTGCGCGTTGGTCATCGGCACTGTGTCCAATGTGCCGTTGAGGTAGGGCAAATCTCTCCAGTCCTTGCCGGATTCGTTGGTGATCGTGATTCCGGTCTCCGTCTCGCACATCTCGATCATGGAGTGCAAGTTGGTCAATGCGCAGGCTTTCCAGACTTCTCCGGTCACGTCAAAGAGCTTGAGGATTGCGACCCTGCCCTTGCTCCAGTGCCGGCTGAGGGCCAGCGCAGTCGAGCCGTAGAGGATACCGCACTGTCTGTGCCCTTCCGCTTCGAGGGCGGCATTGGCTTTTTGGTAGGCTGTTCTGTGTCTCATTTGATTCGCTCCAATGCTTTTACGATTTCAGGGTACGCCATGCCGGTTTTCATCAGGTTCTCGTATCGGACGGATACGTATTCCTCGCCGGCAAGCCACACGCCTGCATATCTGCGGTCTGTCTCCGGTCTGAGGACGATGCCCCGCTTGCCCTGATAAATGATCTCGTCTCCTCTGTGGATTTCCCTGTCGGCCTTGCACTGCTCAAACGCCTGAATTTTATCAATCAGGTTCTGCGGGTCTTCTCTCAGCAGGACATTGTAGGTGTTGTCCTCGATAAACAGCGACCTGTACTCTGCCTGTGTCAGACCACCGTCTTCCGGCTTGAGCAGGAGTACCCTGACTGCGTGCCACAGGTCTTTGAGTCCCTGGGCGTAGGCGTCCTGCATGCAGGTTGAGAGGGCTTTCTGGGTGACTGGTCGAAAGTCTTTCATGATTCCTCCTCCTTCATTTTGGCAAGGACTTCGGCGATTTCGTAATGTTTACCTGTCTTCTCGACTTTGTGTATCGTAATGTCTGTAAATTGATCTCCAATTTCACAGCTATCATCCACTTCTGTTAATGCTATTCCGCCGACATGTCCTCCATCCACATAGGTTACAAAGATTTCGACTTCAGGAGCAGACTTTATCCTGACAACATCGCCCTTTGTAATCTGCTCTTCCGGCTCATACTTGCTGATTTTCTCCACAGCGTCTGATGCAGAATACTGAGCCATGATGGATTGACAATTACGATTGCCGAATATGCGGTCCAACAAGTCTTGCCTATAACCGCCGTCAGATATTCGACAAACAATCTTCCTCGCCACCGCCCATGCGTCGGATAAGCCCTTCCGATAGGCGGCATTGGTCTTTGATTTAATATCAATATCCTTACATGCCGCATCATATCCGTTCTTGAATGCCTCTTCCCTGACCTTCTCCATGTCGGGTTCGGTGTATGGTGTCACTGGAATCCTTGTATCCATCCAGTGGTCTTCGTGGTCATTTATCCTGACCGGAATTGTCAGCGTCCGTTCCAGTCCGTGCCGGATATAGCCTTCTCCGACATCAATGATGTATTTACTCATTTTGTTCACTCCTTTCCTTCGTCCATCTTTGCTCCGCAGTGACAATATGGATAATGTTTAGCAACCGTTTTTAAGCCGTCCGTAACATCTACAAGTAGCCTGCCGCACTCTGAGCATTTATATGTGTGGTTGTACGATACTATTGGTAGCCATCGTCCGTGTCTCACCGGAGCAACATCGGCAGATGGCAATCTTTTTAATGCAGATATAGTAACTTTTCTCACAAACGAGAAAAGAAGTGTCTCGCTGTCAAGCGCACAATTGACCTCCTCAATCGCCTTCGCCTTACGGATATATTCATCACTCATCTTCTTCCTCCGGTGGAAACTCCCATCCATCATCGCATCCTCCGATGCAGTAATGGTCATCACTTAATGTGATTGTGTCTTTAGTGCAGATTGTGTCTTTGTTGTAGATACACTTTTCCAGTAAGCAATTAACTGTTGTCATCTTTATCCTCCATCTCCGGCAAAACCAACAGCGCAAAAGGGCAAGCAAGTCCGAGCAGGATCGCCAGGATTAATTTTTCAGTCATTGTCTTCCTCCACTTCATACAAATCCGAAAACTGTTCGATCACTTCCACCGTGGTAAAATCGCCCTGCTCAAGGTCTTTCTTGATTTCCTCCGTGATTCCGGCAAAGTTCTCCTTGATGACCTCAAAAGGCACCATGCCTTCTGTGCGCTCTTCATCTACCGTCAGGATGACCTGTGCCACATATCTGCCCTTAATTCTGCTCATGATTCTTCCTCCGATTCATCCTCAAGCCATGCCAGTGCCCCGTTGCCGTTCGTGCAGCACATATCCCGTCCAACGCAGTTAAGGCACATAACGTGCTGTTTGCAGATAAACTCTGCCAGTTCCTCATTGGTCATTTGTGCCAGTTTTTCACGGTTGGTCATGATTCTTCCTCCGCTTTATTCTTGAAGTCATCACACTGTTGCCATCCGTGCCAATTCTGCCGGATATACAGCGCTGTGTGCCCTGCCGGTTGCACAGGCCCTTTGCACTGTCCATCTTCATTCCACTTGCAATCATCGGCATCACAGTACACGATCATGCTTCATCCTCCGTATAGGGTTCGGGATTGTCGTAATCAATCGCCTGACCGCAATCCGAACAATAATCATAGTGCCCTGTGACTTCTCCGCATACAGGGCAAAAATACACGAATTTGTTATATCGCTTGTTGAATTTTGCCTTTGCCGGTTTCTTTTCCTGCTTCTCCAGTGCGGAGATGGCAAGGTCGCAAGCCTCAAGTGGTTTATTCGTTATAAATTTATCTCGCATCCAGTTGATGTATTCTATTGCTTCTCTATTCTCCATCTATTCCTCCATCATGGCGGCTGTTTCCGCACACACAAACTGCAAGCAGTCTGCGGATTTCTCACTATCTGTAAACAGACAACGTGCGGACATTTACCCCTGCACCGCCGTGTCAATATTAATGATGTGCGGGTATGGATTTGAACCACACATAGCGAAACCCCTTTGTCCGCCTTACGGGCTGTTGATATTATCTCATTCGTGCCTTGCCCGGTGTTTTCGATTAGAGTCTATCCATTCCTCCACCGCACATCGTTGACTAAATCGTTGACTAAAATCGGTGTTCGTTGACTATTTCAAATCATCCTCCTGCCTGTCCAGGTCGATGAGCGGACACCACTTTGCCCTGCCTTCTTCCGGCACTTCCCTGTACTCCGTCCCGAGCCAGGTGGCGATGTAGCAGACCCGGGCGCCCTTGAACAGGCATGTCTTGCAGGAAGTGGGAATATCAATATCAATCTTGACCATTACGACCCCTTTCTCGCCGTCTCTGTTCCCTTTTTTTTGAAAAGTTGCTCATACAGGCGATTTAACAGGCTTTTATCCTTCTCCGTCTCCCCGTCTCCGTTCATCCGTCTCGCTTCATGCTCCGCCCATACTCCGCAATCGTAGCGCCTGACTCTCGAATTGTCGGCAGTGTCCACGATGTAGTAGGACGGGACGCCGCGCGGATCGAGAGAAGCGAGGACTACGTATCTTGCCATTACGCCTCCTCCATGTAGTCGAAAAGATTTATTTGTTCCGTCATGTAAACTTTCTCCATTCGTTCATATGTCCGTCTGTTGGTATATATCTTTTCAAGCGCAACATTGGAATTGCCGTTTGATGCACTCAGGACGGTCTTGCTGATTCTCGCAATCGGGATGAATGTTTCCGGCATCCAATATTCCGAGATGAAAATATTGTCCTGCTGTTCAGCCCATGCATAAAAGTCGGCGTGGTTGAATCCGTCATACTTTCCGCAGTTTGTGCCAAAGTAGGGAATATCGCAGTATACCATGGCGTCTTTTGGAATCGGCACTTGCCTGTAATCCGTTCCATAGCTTTGCAGGCGTTGCAGGCTTTGCAGGCGTTCAATCTCGATTTGCCTCGTAGCAACTTCAAGCATTGCTGACGGTGTGGTCTGCTTAATTTGCCGATTAAACTCGATATAACGGTCGTAGACGCTTTCAAAGTGCGAGGACGATATTTTATACCCCCACGGCTCCAAAAGGCTTGTATCGTCCTCGTAGACCGCCTGATGATAGTCGTGTTTGAATTGCTCTATGTCCGCTCCGTAAATATAATCCTTGCCGTTATTTCCGAAAGACCAAACAAGGGCGATATATGCGTCCTCATCCTTCCGTCTGAAAAATTCTTCACGGCTTATCCATTCGGGATGTGTGTCTGTCGTATGTTTTCCGTAAGCACATTCCAGAAACAGCTTCGGCAATCTTGCATCAATGTCGTTGATGATAAAGTGCTTATACTTTCCGCTGAGCAATCCTGCGTGTGTGACCGCTCCACCGCCGAAGAACAAATCGCAAAACGTGTCCGCTTTCGGCAGGTTGTCTATTATCCATCTTGCTATGGCGTTTTTACTGCCTTTGTATGGCAATCCGTACCGCAATTATCAGTCTCCTTTCCGGAGCGGCGCCGCCTACCGCTCCTAAGTTGATTTGGTTATGTTATGCACACCACAGGAAAGTCATTCGAAGCGAGGGAGTTTGCTCCTTTCTGTAGGTTGCTGTGGTTTATGGGAATGGCGGCTGTTTTTGTCTTTTACCTTCCTGTGCTCCCGAATCCGCTGTCTCCTCTGTCTCCGCCTTCTACCTTCTCGACCTGCACGAAAGTCGGAGACACGATCTTCATGATCACGAGCTGTGCGACTTTATCGCCTGCCTTAAACTCCCTGTGCTTGCCGGAGTGGTTAAACAGCACGACTCTGATGCTGCCGGTGTAACCGCTGTCCACAGTCCCATCAGTGACAATGCCTTCGAGCATCAGGCCTGACTTGCTCTTGACCATGCCGACGTATCCGTACGGGATTTCGATGTGCACGCCGGTGTCAATGGTCACATGGCTGTGCGCCCTCAGGATGAATCTTTCCGGTGTCCTCAGGTCCGCACCCGCATCGGGAACATGCACTCTGTCCGGCATGTACGCTCCCGGATCAAGCTGTATCTTCATGATTTCTACCTCCTACCACTGCCAGTCACACATCCAGTAGATGTTGGTCTGCATGCCGTATTCGCTCCACTTGCCGTCTTTGCGTCTCTGGTAGCGCCTTCGCCTGACGTTGTATCTGTCATTTCGGTTGCCGGGCGTGTAGATATACCGCACGGAGTGGTCGCGGTTCAGCCTGATCAGCTTCGTGCTGTGCTTGATCATCCGGCCGTCATAACCAAAGTAATACAGCTTATCTCCTCCCCCCCGGTATGCGTCCCAACAGGGTTCCCCTCGGTTGTACATGCGACTCCTGGACTCGTGGATGTAATACGTGTCGCCGTGGATCGTGACCCAGCCGGTCCGCCGGCCGAGCCATACCATTCTGCTCTTGGCCTGTGTCCGCACGGGGCAAAGGATGAGCAGGACGAGTAACAGTGTTATGATTGTCTTTTTCATCGTTTCCACCTCCACATATCTTCCAGCGCCTTGACATGTATGAGCATCATGTCGGTGGCATAGGCTTTCGTTTCTCTTTGAGCATTGTCAGCGACCGCCTCATACCTTGCCACCATTTCTGTCCACGCCTTATCATTTGCCGACTCAATGCTCTTGACGCTCTCCATGTCCTCGCGGAACATCTTCCAGATTTCCGTCAAAATCTTGTAGTATTCTTTTTTCTCATTCATCGTCTTCGTCCTCACCGAAGGGAATATCCAAGTTCTCCAAATCAGAGAAGCCATTGTCTGCCGAATCCGTCTCCCACGAATATTTCCAGTCAAATTCGCCCTCGACCTCGGAGATCCTCTTGCTCGACTCCTGGAACCAGAGCGGAAAACCGTTCGGAATTAATGTCCCTGTCATCCTGTTCTTGGTCACTTTCAGCAGTCTGTCGCCGGGATCATCTTCGTCCCTCGTGTCTCCGTAATTAATGACCATGTGAGCCAGATTCGTAATATTGCCGGAGCCTGACACATCATCATTTCGGAAGTCCGCCGTATTTGTCTTTCGTGGATGCGCGACAAGGAAAATCAAAACTTCGTAATGTCGCGCTATATCTGCGAGTTCCCGAACAAATACTGACTGCTGTCTGTAGAAATCACTCGCCGTGTCGTCTTTCATGGCCGTCATCAGATTGTCGAGCAGGATAACAGAGCATCCGTATTGCGTGATCGCCTTCCGGATCGCGTCCGGCAGGGCTTCGTGCTCCGACTCTCCGTTTAGTACGGAATCATCATACAGGTAGCATTTCCCTCGATACCATTCATGGATCTTCAGCACGGTTTCCGCATTGACTGACCAGTCCGTAAATCCATTTGGCTGCCTTCGTGCGTTCATGTGCTTTCGTCCTGCGCACTGCCTGTCAAACCAGTTCTGAAAGCACCAGTCTGGAATCTCTCCGGAATACGCCATACATGTGCGCCCCTGATCTATTGCCTTTATGACAAACTGTGACGCAATCGTTGATTTTCCCTTGCCACGTTCTCCGGTCAGAATAATCAGCTGTCCGAAGTAGAATCCTCCGGTCTTGGAATCAAAAGCCGAAAATCCGCTGCTTATTTTTGGTATCTGTGATAAATCTTTTTGCATAATGTCTGCTAAATCCTTAAACCTCACATCTTTGACCGGAACGGCATTCATGACGGCATCCATGACCGCCTGTTTCCCATACTTACGTAAAATTTCATTGGCATCTTTGCAGCCCCTGTAATCTTCTTCGCGGACATGTTTCACCGTCCCGCGGAATCTGGTCTGCATTTCCGTCAAAAGCGTTATCCTGCCTTTTTCATGGTCTCCGAAAACAATGAGCGTCTTGAATTTACTCAGGAAATCCCAACAGTACGGAATCCAGGTAAATCCATTGCATCCGGTCGGTACTGATACGGCATTGAAGACACCGGCTTCTGCGCATGACAGGCTGTCAATCTGTCCCTCCGTCATGACAAGTGTGTCAGATATTTCAGAGTCGCATTTGTCCATTCCGAACAGTATCGGCTTACATCCTGCTTCGCACCATTCTTTGCTTCCCTTGGTCTTACCTTTGACAAATTCCATGTTCCGGTATTTGGCAAACTGCATGAATCCTTCTTCGTCAAAGAATGGAAAGACAAGCACGTTATCATGGTCTCGCTGCGTGGTCAGTGCGTATTTTTCCGTTATCTCTTTGCTGATCCCGCGTGTCTCCATGTACTCAACCGCCCTGGGCTTCGTCTTCGGTCTGGGATATTTCTGCATGTTCTTGAACGGCTTGTCCTGATGGATGTACGCATCCACATCACGCCCCAGAGAGAATCCGAAGTCCTTCGCAAGCGTGAGCATATTCCCTTTGGCTCCACAGGACGCTCGTTTACAGTTAAATGCTCCGGTTTCCAGATTGATTGCAAATGTCCCTTTGTCCTTTTGCGATCGGCAATATGGGCAAAACTTAAAGCGCAGCTCGTTTCCGTTCTTCCTCGCCTTAATCCCGTGCTCATTGGCGAACCGGTACGCATCGTCTGGATTAAATTTATATATTCCCATGCCGTTCACCAATCATCATCGTCCACATCCGTTGTCGCAAAGTCATAGACATAATCGTCAGGGTCGAAGGTGGATTCACCCTCTTTCTTCTTAATGTCTTCTTTAGTGTCTTCTATAATGTCTTGTTTGTGTCCGCGGGATGTCCGCGTGCTGTCCGCAGGTGTGTTGCAGGTGTGCCGTTTGGTGTGTTGCGAATCCTGATAATCCCCATATTTTATAAGGGTTATAAGTGTTCCGTTACTGTGCCGCTTTTTGTCAATCATCTGTTCCGCTTTTAGGTCGTCCAAAAAGCGTCTTACCTTCCCGCGGCTCCATCCCCATCTGTCAGCAAGCGACTGGAGACTTGTCATATATTGCCCGCGCTTAATCTCTATCGGGTGACCATCAAACAATATTGTTTTGTCCTTGTGATTCGCCGACATGATTAAATCAATCCATGCCGCCTGCTGACTGAATGGCTTATAGTTCCATATCCAGTGATCACGGATGTCGCGATACACTTTGATATACCCTTTATCCGTACTCACCTTTCTCCAGTCTCTCCTTAATGTCTCTGTACAGATACTCTCTGATCAGCTTCGCACTCGTCCCTGGCTCGCAGAACACAGGGATGAGATTGTAGCGGACAACCCAAGCGCAGAGGGACGCGATGTATGACTTAGGACGGAATCTGCTTCGATAGTTGTGCCGGTAGATCATCTCGTAATCGGCGCTTTCGACCAACAGAAATACTTTTGCTCCGTGTTCGCCCGCCCGCTCAAATTCTCTTTCGAATCTCGCGCGGCTTCGCGTGAAGCATCCGGCAAGTTCGTCAAGCGACATTTTGCGCTCAACAGTGCATTTCGGATAAATTCTGTTGGCGGAAAGGTCGTAAAGATTTCGCCCGTCCGGAAACGTGATATTCGCGCAGTAATCGCCATAATCGAGCGTCCCTCGCTCCATCCCCGCACCCAGAGCGGCGAACCGTGCCGCCGCCCTGTCGGTGTTGTGTTCGCGGGTGTCTGCTATTATGCGGAAGGTCTTGAGAGTATCCTCAATCTCAAACCTGTCCATGCAGCGCCTCAATCGAAGGGAATCTCGTCATCGTCGCTGTTAGAAAATCCGCTGTTCACGTAATTGTCCGTTGCAGATCCAGAGCTGCCGGTTGCGTTCGGATTCCAGTTGTCAGGGAATTTGTCGTTCGGAAGCCTGCCGGCCTTGCCCTTGCGGACATCCTCGGCGACACATGTCCACTTCATGCGGGTGTGTGTATATGCCTTGCCGTTCCACATACTCCCTTCGATGTGCATCTTCGCCCCGATCAGCTTGTTTTTAAGCGTCTTCTCGTCGCCGGAGAATACAAATCCGTCATTGCTGTCCTCAAGGTCAGCAAAAAAACTGTCGTAGTTGGTCTCGATGTAGTCAGGGCATCCGTCAAAAGGAATGGTCATGCGGAAGATGGCGTCATTGGGCCATTTCTTGTCTTCGGAAGTGTTCCGGTCGAACTGGCCTTTGTAGAAGTCTTTGTATTCGCCCTCTGCGATGTCGAAGGCAATCACGAGCTGGTCGTTGCCGTTCTTGTCTTTGACAATCTTTGCGGACATAATTCGGATGACATAGGCTGCTTTCGGAAGCGGTTCAAATGTCTTGCGTCTGTTGTTGCGGTTGTAGGTGGGAAGTGCCATGATAGTTGTCCTCCTGTTTAGTGATTTGCTTATTAAACGCTTCTTCTATGCTGTCGTTTCTGGTGTAGTTGTCCCAATAAAATACAGTTTCATATCCTCTCTCGAGCCTGTGACGACTCTCCATTGGGTGTCTTCTTTGATTTGGGTTCGTTATGCTGTGGTATCCACAAATAGGGCAGTATTCATAGAATCGCTGAATCTTCACCTTTGTTCCGACACCAAGCGCATAGCCATTCATGGCGTTGAAAGATGTTTGCTCTACTATCAAACGGTCATCATTGTTCTCGATATACTGAACAATAGCCGGAGGAATGACTATATCCCCTATTTCAGTAAAGGTTTGAGCCATCAATAATCCTCCAAAGCCTTCAGCACGATCATGATGTCGTTATCGCATTCATCTTCCTGGAACGCTCCGAGCGGTACTTTCGCCGTGGAATTGTCTGCGGAAAGAATGAATCTGTACTTGCCTTCTTTCCGGGCTGCCCACACGACAGTCGTCATTTTTGATTCCAGAACGAGTTTTTCCAGTTTTCTGCCGTTCGTTTTAATCCTTGTCTTGACGATTCCGTTATCATCGGAAACCGTCTCGCAGTGGCAGAGGATAATCACTGTCAGGTCGTCTCTCATCGAGAGCGCCTTATTGACAATCTCCCATCCGTTCTGTGCAAGGTCGCTCCACATGCTCCGTGAATCGCTCCCGCGTTTCCTGAGAATCTCCATTTCATTGGCGACCATCATGCCGTTCAAGGTGTCAATCACCATGTATTTGATATGGCGGAAGTTCTCGCCGGTGTCGATCTTGTCCATCACTTGCAGGACTGTGCTGAACTTGTCAGAAGAGAAATAGTTCTTATTCTCCACGGAATACTGCTTTCTCCATCCCTTCCAGTTCATGCCCTTCTTGTCACAGTCCATGTAAAACGTCTCACTGGGCGGAAGATTCCGCATTGCGGTCGTTTTTCCGCTGCCAGATTCGCCCATCACGCCAAGTACGCGAGCCATATAATCACCTCCTTTACCTGATCGACAGGCTCTCGCTCTGTTCCAAGTGGCAGATGCCTGTCAGGTCTTCGCCCGCCTTGAGAGCGTCCTTCATTGCCTTTTTGTCAACAGTGGGGTCTTGCGGGATGAGGAAGCGAGCAGGAATGTTTTCCAGATACGGCTCATCAACAACCACACTTGCCGGATTCTTACGGATACCGAAAGAGAAGAGTGAAGTCTTGAATTTGACCTTGCCGGTCGTCTGCATGGCATACTGGAGAGCACCTTTCATGCGCTTGACATTGTTCTCGATGGTCTGCTTCTTGGCACGCAGTCGCTTCGCCTCGGCGTCACACGCAGCCGCATCGGCTTCAAGCGAGCGGATGACCTTGGCGTAGTTGTCGGCTTTGTCTTCCAGTTCGCCATCGATACCTTCGAGCGTGTCCGCAAAAGCCTGTGGGTCAATATCGGGGTCTTCGGCAAGCAACATAAGTTCGGTGTAGTCAGATGTGAGTTCATAGAGACTTGACATAGATTTGTATTCCTTTCTGTGATATAATCACCTTGTACTATCTTTCGCATTTCCGCTCTTCATGTTTCCGGCACTTGAGCGGATTTTTTCATGTCAGCAGAATGGCAGGTCGTCCTCGGTGGTGTCGGGATCGAGTTCTACTCCGGCATATTTGTCCGAAAAGAGCACCGTGTCCTGCGTGCGCCTGAGAAGTTTTGCGAAGTAATCTCCGCATGCGTCTCCATAGCATCCCTTGATGAGGTCGTACATGGAGCGGATGGCGACCATAGCCTCCGTGATTACCGTCTCGGCCTTTCCGTCGCAGTTCGACTCGGCACGCCAGTTGTTTATCTCAATCTTCAGCATCTTTGTCCTCCTCGATCTCCGGCACGATGGAGAACTTGTCGTGCTTGTTCTCCTCGTATCCATCGTTGCTGTCCTTGTGGTGCATCCATGTGAGCATGAACGCCTCTGCTGCTTTGATGTCGTCGAACCTGAATGTGATTTTCCTGTACCCTTTTTCAATTTTCAGAATCCATGCTGTCTTCATCTGCGTTTACCTCCTTTTTTCATCAGTGTCGTCTCTTCCATAATCCTGTCCCAGTCTGCCGGAATCACCCTTGTCGGGACTTCCCTCTCCGGTGTCACCTGGTCTGTCTCCAGCTTCCAAATGATGTACAGAAACTCGCCCACCGCGCACAACAATAAGAGTGCTATGCCGAAAATAGTCCATCCAGTCATTCAAATTGTCCTCCTCGCATGGAATCGCCTGAACCCTGCCGCATAGAAATATGCTTTAAGTTCGGCTTGTTTCGATTTGTCCGTCTCCCTGTATTCCTCTGTCTTTGGAATCTTTGTCTCCGGCAATCTTTGCGGACTGCATAACAGCCTCAATCTCTGCCCTGATGTCTTCGATATTCCTGTATTCGGAGCATCTTCCCCGCAGTTCGGAGCATCTGAAGATCTTGTTAGCATTTCTCACATTCAGTTCCATTCATTGTGCCTTTCCAATACCTGCTTTAATCAGCTTCCCGTGCTGTATCCTGATAGCATTTGGTGTCCTGCCCAATTCATTGGCAATCGTGGTGAAGGTGGCGCCTTCTTCGGCCATGCGGATGATGATAGAATTTTCTTCATCCGTGTAGGCGTATGTGCTGCCACCGCGCTTCCGAGATTCCTGAATCGCCTCTTCGGACTTATCACTGTAGCCGCCGAAGTCGCCCAGCATACCGTTAATCTCATAATCACTGACGACCTCGCCAATCCGGACTTCTTTTGTTGGCGGCAGGATAGGGACAGGAAGCGTTTTGGGATTGCATTTTAAGCCCGCCTTTTCTCTGGTCTGTCGTTTTCTCTTGGACTTGCACCATGACGCCCTCATGCCCTCGCGCCGGCACTCATCATCGCAGTACTGGCTGTTACATGCTTTCGGCTCAAACCACCAGCCGCAGTATTTGCATCTTTTCAATCCGCATACCCCTCATCCGGCACGGCTTCCGGCTCTTTCAGTCCGTTGTTGATTCTGCTCCTTGCGATGTCGATGTCACACCGCAGTTCGTCCAGTGCGCCGTCGATGTCCTCGGCGTATTTCTCGGCAACATCCAGAGCCGCGAAGGCCGTGCCGATGTCGTTACCATTTGCCGCACTGTGTGCAATGACGCGGATCGTGTTTGCCATCTTCGACAGCTCTTTAAACAGCCGGACACTCTCGCGGAGCATTTCCTCGGCTTCTTCCAGTGCGTTTCTCTCTTTACTCATAATCTGTTCCCCCACATTCTCAAGACTGACTCCCACGTTCTCAGGCTGATAGGGCAGTCCGCAAATTCGTCTCCGCACTGCCCGCAGATAACGGCAGTTCCGACGATGGTGTCGTAGTGTGTCTGAAAGCTCCTCGGAAGTCCTCTGATTTTCCCTTCCTCGTTCACGATGAGAATCACGCCCTCATCGAGATAAACGGTCTCAATATGTCCGTCAACTGCCTGCTGGAGCGCCTTCAGGTCGTTCGGAATCTCCGCATAGTGCCCGATGCGCTCGTGGGGATGTTTGATGATTACTTTCATATGCCCCTCCTCATTCAATGCCCCGCCGTGCCTTTTCCTCCTCGAGCATCGAGCGGAATACTTTGTAAAAACCCCTTTTCTTTCCCGGCCGCCGTCCGCAGTCGCCCACGGCAATCTTGCCTGACGCCATCATGTAGCGGAGTGTCTGTGGAGACATGTGCAGCTCTCTGGCGGCTTGGATGATGGTGACTGTTTCAGATGTGATCATGTGTTTACCCTCTTAAATTGCATCCGCTTCGAGTTCCGCAATGAGGTCTTCTTCTGACGGCTCTTCGATAAGCTCATCGCACTCGATTCCGGCAATGACAAGCTGACGGCATTCAACGCTTTTTACGTTTTCATAAGCTCTTTCAGCTTGGCCTTTCCTTGTGTTTGCATTCCGAAGCATCTGCTTTAAGCGGACAAGGTTTTCGCACTCTCCGAGTGATACAAAGTAGCCGTCCTTTACTGAGCGCCATCCATCCTGCCAGAGGACTGACTGGACTGTTTGTGTAAGTCCGCCTTCCGTGAGATACCTTGCGTTTGCATCATCTGTGGTGATTTCAACGTGCGGTCTTATTCTGTTCTTCAGGGTTTCTGTTCTGATAACATGTTTGCCGGAACGAGCCATCTCATGCTTGAGCAATTCAAGCTCGTATTTGGCAATTTCGATAATGTTCTGTTCTCTGTTAATTGCTTGTCACCTCCTGACCTATCTTTGTAAGTTGCTGTCTCCAGACTCCAATCATGTCAAGCAGCATCTTCTTTTCTTCATGCGTGAGTTCTTTCCCAATCGCTTTCAGGTCGATGTCTCCGGCTTCGTTCTGGATGCTGACCTCTTCGATTTTGGAGCCGAGAGAAATCAGTTTCCTGTACATTTCTTTTGCGAGCGTCCGGCGGTTTTCCTTGTCCTTTGAGATGTCTGAAAATCCAACGACCTTCTGCTGTTGGAATTGCTCGTGTTCTTCCTGTGCCTTGCCGATGCGTTCTTTGTGCATCTGTGCCGGTGATTTGGTTTTGATTGGGTCAATTCCTTTAACCACCTGATAGGCACGGTTGATAGTTGTCTCTCCGCTCCGCACATCGTTAATCAGTTTTTGATCACCGCTGTCCCGAATTGCGCGAACCTTGCGGACGGTATCTTCAGACGTTCCTGCGGCTTTAGCGATTTTGTAATCGGTGGAATTCTCGCGTTTTTCTTGTCTGGTTTGTGAAGTAGGACAAGATTTCTTGTCCGACTTACCGCCTTTTGAGTTTCCCTCAATTCGTTTTTCTTTTGCCTGTTCCGCAAGTATATTTCGCTTTTGGTCTTCCAGATTTGTCCTGTCGTAAAGGTTTAGATTTCTCCGTCCTATCTGATTGTCGATAATCCACAACTTCACGGCGTTCCTGTCCGGAAACTCCATCCGCTTTATCTGGAACGGAATCCCACCATGTTTGACGGAAATGTTCCATCGATTATGTCCGTCAATCAGAACGTCGTTCCCATCTGGCCGTTTCCAGACAATAAGTGCGTCTCTGATTCCGTCCTTTACGCAGTTTTCTTCAAGCTGTTGAAGCTCTTCCGGCGTCAGCGGAGGAATAAGAGACTGAAATTCTTTGTCGATGATTATGCTCACTACTTAATCCTCGTTCTGTACGCCTTTTGTGTACTTTTCGGGCAAAATAATATCATCCGCATCGAAGCCGGTAATATGACAAATTGCGTACAGATAAACCGTCTTTACCTCAGACCTTCCGGCTTCCCATGCATTGACCAATTCCCTTGAAACATCAAGCTTTTCCGCAAGCTGTTGCTGTGTTAAGCCAACGTTTCTGCGAGCCGCCTCAAGTGTAATTTTTGGCATTTTGCATACCTCCTTTCTGTGAAATTTTATCAGCAACTGAAGAAAAGTATATACACTCAATGTGTACTTGTCAACACATTTGGTGGATTTTTTACACCTTTTGTGATACCGTTTAACTATGCAGGAGGTGAATGACATGATTAGCCAAGAAGAATACGCAAAAATCGTCGCAAGGAATTTGCGGCGCATAATGTACGAACGTGGCGTATCTCAGTCTAAGCTTGCTCATGATTTGAAGCTTACAAAGTCGACTGTGTCTTCATGGATGAACGGATACAGAACGCCGAGAATGAGTAAAATAGATATGCTTTGTGAGTACCTGCATTGCAAAAGGTCTGATTTAATGGAGCCGCATACAGAAACAAAGCACTACCACACAAAGCTGGAAACTGAACAAATAGCCCAGACCATTTACGATGATCCGAATCTGCATGCTCTCTTTGACGCCGCCAGAGGGAGCAAGCCTGATAACTTAAAACTCGCAGCCGAAATGCTCAGGAGGATGAAAGAAACGAATAATGACGGATGATGTATTTGTTTACATTGTCGACCTTCCAGACGGAGTCAATGAGATGGTAACGCCCTGTCTTGCAGGGTATACCGTCTATATCAATGACAAGCTGAGTCCGGAAGGCAGGCGTGAGGCATACCGCCACGCGCTCCATCATATTGTAAATCGTGATTTTGAAAAGTCAGATGTGAATGAAATAGAAGTCGAAGCGCACAGGGATAAAGGAGAATGCCATGGATAATCCAACATTCGGCAGCTGGCCATCAAAGATTCACACTGATCCGGATCAGAAGAAGCGTCAAAAAAGCGCACTGGATAAAAAGCTGACTCCGCTATCCGTGGACTCCATAGGAGAGTCCGCAGTTTTTAAGGGGACGTCAAAGAACCGGTATTTCACCACTCTGATGGGATGTAATTGCGTCGATTACGGCATGCGGAAGAAACCATGCAAGCACATGTATCGCCTCGCCATGGAGCTGGGCGCATTTCCGGGGCTTGAAAATGTGGAAGTCAGAGATATGACCAATCTGCTGAGCATCGACGAAGTTTTAAACATCATCTCTGAGCGTCCGGAAGAGGATCAGGTCCGCTTTGGATATATCTGCCTTGCCTGCGGAAAAGATAACAGAGACGGCCCTGTCGAGGCGGAGGGCGAGTTGATTGACTGGCTTGTTTCCAAGGGCCTGCTTTGCCGTGATCCATCTGCGGCAAATTGCCTGCGGTATATGCGAAAAGATGAGATCCTGGATTTGTATGCGGATAGATGCCCGATTGACAAGAAGATGAAAAAGCCGGAGATCGTTGAGGAAGTATGCAAGGCGATTACGTATTATGATATTCCGGAACAGCATCGCCGCGGCCTTGTGTCTCTCAGTACGAGGATTTCCTTGGATTCCGTCAAGATATATAACGGGATCCGCAAAATGTATCCGGAATCGGAAAACGAATAAAACAACACATTTAACGCATTAAAAACACAACAAATGCGTTAAAAGTTGCGTTTTAATGCACGAAAAACGCAAATAATGCGTAAAAAACGCTTTTAAATGCACAAAAACCGCCCACCCTGCTGGAACAGGATGAGCGGAACCTTGCCCCGAAGGACATTAGAAGGTGATACTTGGATTATACTCCTCCGGGGCTTTGTTTTCTATACCCTGAGAGGAGGTTTTTATTATGGCGCTACGCATGCCCAACGGATATGGGGCAATCGTGAAACTCAGCGGCCGACGCCGAAAGCCCTACGCTGTCCGGATCACGACCGGCTACGTGCTTAAAGGGACGGACGAGCACCCGAGAGCGGTACAGCAGTACCGATACCTGGAATACTTCGAAAAGCGGACCGATGCCGTCCGCTACCTGTCCGACTACAATGCCGGCATCCGCGTCAGGGAGCATACTGCCATCATTGACATGCCGACATTCAAGGAAGTCTACAACATGGCCATGGACGAGCGCAGGGCGGCCAGGAATGGATTGTCCGAAAATCTGGAGCGCTCTTATAATGCCGCCTTCAACCGCTTGTCACCGATCCATGACGTCAGGGTCTGCAATCTGCGCTACAACGATGTCCAGCCGGTAATAAACCAGAGCAGGGACATGAGCAAGTCGACTGTATCCAACATGATCATCGTCTGCCGCATGGTGGCCGCTTATGCCCAAAAGTGCGAATACGCCAGCACGGACTTTTCCGCCCACCTGTCCGGCAACTATACGGACTCAAAGGAAATCCACCATCCCTTTACCCATGACGAGATAATGCGCCTCTGGAAGGACAAGAACCAGACAGCTGCCCGCTTTGCCCTCGCTACCATCTACACCGGACTGCGCCCGTCTGAGCTCCTTGGAGCCTCTGTGAGCCTGTCCGACATCACCCGCGGGTATTTTACCGCAGGAAGCAAGACAGAGGCAGGCAGGGGCAGGATAATCCCCATCCATCCCGACATTAAGCCCGTGCTGATGGGACTGGTCACGGACTCGCAGGAAGGCCGGCTTTTCTCTGCGCGATTGCTTCCGAGTTTCCGCAGGATTTACTGGAATCCATACATGACGGAATCAGGCATGGAGCATCTGCCCCATGACGGCCGGCATACATGCGCCACCCTGATGGAATCGGCAGGCATCCCTCTGGTCCGCAGGAAACTAATCCTGGGACATACCGTTGCGGACATCACCGAGGGAGTCTATACGCATGTAAAGCCGGAAGATCTGATCGCGGAAATCTCCAAAATCAAACCGTAACTGTATATTACTTGTGTATTACTTGTATATTGCTTGTATATTACAATCTTAACCTATCTTTATCTAATTCGCTCTATTTCCGCGCCATTCAGGCGTGTCAAGGGGCAAATCTTAATGCAATCTTAAAGAGGAATCCGCATAAATACAGGGGATTCGGACGGATTTGTATATTACTTGTGTATTACGAAAAAAAAACAGCCCCGAGAGCCATACAGCCCTCGGGGTTTTCTATCGCATAGAAACCGCGTACGCGTTGTTCTTATGCTCCGAATAATGCGCCGTGCTTCTTCTCGTAGCTTTCCAGTTCCTTCATGTACTCCGAGATATGCAGGGCGTTCAATCTTTCTGCTTCTGCCTGCGCTGAATCGTACCGGATTCCGAGTGCCTGCCGTCTTGCGTCTCCAGATCCGTAGCGATTCGCCCAGATTTCAATCCCCAGCTCCGTGTCGGTCTTGTCAGGGAATGGTGCGGAAATCTTTTCGCCCTTTGCCATCTGCGTCCACTGCTCACGGGACATATAAGCGATGTCAAGGTCAATGTCATCATTCCAGCCGGACAGCCTGCCATGCGAGGAATACTGGTAGATTGTGGCTTTTTTCCATGCTCCGAAGCCTTTTTCATCCGTCCAGGGATTTGACTGGTATCCTGTCCGGCTGTTGTTGGCATATTGAGCGCACCACAGCGGATAATTTGCCAGTCCTGACCAATCATGTGCACGGCATACCGACTTACTCATGTAGATGCCGCAAGTCACGCCGGTCTTTTTCTTGACGTACGGAAGGAAAACTTTGCACCAAGCAGTGTCGCACTTTCCGAAAGCAGGATTCATGTCTCCTTCCCAATCCAGCCAGAGAGTCGCCTTGCCGATGTACGGACGGATAACATTCAGAAAATGATCCGCTTCCGCAATCTGGTTTCCGCCTGCCGCATAGTGATAGATACCAAGGAGTTTACCGGCTTTCAGGACAGCGTCAGCCATGCGCTTGAAGTCGGGGTTAATGTATGTCGTTCCCTGGGTCGCTTTTACAATCACGAAGTCACAGGGGACTTTTGCGGGGTCAAGCCCTGCCTGATAGCTTGCTACGTCGATGCCATTCAATGCCATGTTTTATTCTCCATGATTAATCTGTGTATCAATCTCATGCGCTTTCTTGGTGATAAAGTCGGGGATGGGGACGCCCATTGCCTTGAGGTTCTCAAGAATTGACAGGGCTTCCATGATACATACATAAGTCGAGACTGCTGCTACGTATTTAACGGACAGTTCAATGGCGACGCATGTCACCCAGACAAGGACGATCGTGCCGAGTTCTCCGCATTTCCGATAAAGCCCTTTCCGCATGACGGAACTGTTCTTTGTGCCGTTAATCTGCGCCTGAATGAAGCCTGTAATGACATCAGCAGCCGCCATGATCGCCGGAAGAAGGATAATCCAGTAGTTGTTGGCGTAGTGAATCGAAAAAACAATATCCATGATGTGTCTCCTTAGATTGTGTATGTGTCGTGTTTCCCTGACTTGCTCGTGCTGACCGTGACCTTCCTGCCATCCACATCAATCTCCACATGCCCATCATCCGCAGTGGAATAACAGTGCGCTCCGACATTCTCAGCTTTCTGCTTCGGGCCTTTCCTGCCTGATCTCCAATCGGGATGATGGTAGTTCGATACGCAGATTTTCGGGCGGGTCGCTTCCATCAGATTGTCGTTTGTTGCATTGCCATCTGTGTGCCAGTGAAATTCAAGCCCGTGGCACTTCATGCTGACTCCGGCCTTCTTCATAGCTGAGACAAACAGGTTGTTCGCCGGATTCTGCATGTCTCCGGCAGTGTGCCAGATGAACGCACCGCACTCGAAATAATTGACCGGACTCATGTTGTTGACATAGTGATGGGAGTCATGTTCGGACAGGTCTTTTGCTTTCGGGGAGAATAAGCAATGGTATTTAATCTCCCCAATCACGGCACTATCGCCCTGCTTGTACCACCGGAAGTTCTTCACCTTCTTGGACTGCCTGCGGAGTGCGTTTCCATATGTCCTCTGATACTTGTCAAGTTCTGTCGGGTCAGGGAGATACAGCCATTTGACAGGAAATGCCTTGCAAACCTTGGTCAGACCACCATAATGATCGCCATGAGCATGGCTTATGAAAAGAGCATCAATCTGCTTCACTCCCTGTTCTCTGAGGTCGGAAATGACCACATCTGCAGTCTTGTCCATAGCTGTATCAATCAGGACGCACTTAGCAATAGTGCCATCGGAAGCGTACTGAAAAATTGCCGTACATGCTCCGTATGCGGATTCATTTTTCCGGCAGAAATGCTCGACATGGATGCGGAATTTTGTTGTGGTCTCTGTCTCTTTGATGGGATGCAGAATCAGTTCCACACGGCTCTGCACAGTCCCTGGCGTATATCCGCAGAAGGTCAGAAGCAGTTCCCTCACAGAGCCTTTGCCGTAGTTGCCATTAATGACGTCCTTGGCGGCTTGGTCAATGGTCTTACCCCTCATCGCGTAGATTTTATTGATCCTGTCCTGCGTCTTGCCTGCCCACTTGCCGAGTCTCTTTGCTCGTTCGGGGTTCTTGCCGTAATGATCAGCGATACAGGCAATGGCGAGATACCTGTCTTCAAGGTCGTTCGAAATGCAATCATCGACCGCCTTCTGTATCTCTTCCGCACCGTCTTCGCCGTATGCTTTCGTGAGCCGGTTAACTCTTGTCTGCCCTGTGCGGTAGACATTCAAAAGGACATCTGCGACCGCAATCGCTTTCTTTAATTCGTCCATTCAGTCACCCCGTAAATCTTTGTGGTATGAAAAATACACATCCCATCCATGCGCCACACAGTACGCTTTGATTTTCGCCTGCTCTGTCTTGCTTGATGTGTATTCAATGATCCTCACCTTGCCGGATATGCGCTTCTGTGCCCACTTGCACCATGACTTGTAGTAGGTGGTGTCGGATGATTTATTTTTCTTGTTTAATTCCTCGAAAAATACACCTTCCTGATTTATGGTAGCAATCGCATTTGGGTGATTGACCATAAATTCTCTAAGGAAAACATCGCCACCGTTCGGCATGACAATCAATCCTACCTTATAGCGGATGTTTAAAATAATGTTTGTGAGCGCATTATATACGGCTTTTGCGCTGGGGAGATTCCGGTCATATTGTCTTTTAATCTGTCTTTCCAGAATCTCGTAGTAGATGTCTGTGTTATCCAGATACAGCCCAATCACACCCAATTTTTTCATCCGTTTGGCTTCGGAAATCAGATGCTGCTGCCAGTCCCTGTCCGTCACATCAACCCAATACTCGCCGTCCCATCCGTCATACGGAGCAAGACGGAGATGTTTGAAAATCGGATAGTAGGAGCGCTCTTTTTCAAGCGCCCCTGCGTTAAGGTAGCCGTAGACAAATACGCCACGCTTTACGGCAGATTTGACAGATTCCTCACAGCCTTCCGTGTCGATGACGGCAAGGTCGTGAGGTTTGGATTTGGCAAGGGTTCGGGCAACGTAAGACTGTTCGAAACAGTAGCGTAGTGCCATTATTCTTCTCCAAAAAATGAAAAAAAACTAAATTAAAGTGTGATTTAAGTTGGAATTATTTTTCCTGCAAAGTGGCATAGCACAATGATTAAAACTGTTATTGCCACTCTAACAATAAATGCAATTTCGATTTCTTTCATGCACATCACCGTGTCAACTTTAAGTTATAGCGGAATGTTAAATATACGGTCTGTCCCACTTCCAAATCTTGTGTAAACCAGTCTATTGTCATTAGTAACCGTAACCACATCAAACGCCTGTTCATTTACTGTCCCAGCAGTCATGGTCGGTTTATAATTGTTGTAATCCTCCTCCGGCACCGCCCTTGCGTCACATAGCGTAACGGTCAACAAAACTTCTTTGTCGTTTTTGCTAATGGCATCATATATTCTGGTATTTTCAATAGTTGCCGATGGGCCAAGAATATATGCACCGTCAAAATGCTTATCCCCAGAAACGCCAACAACAAAATGATGTGTTTTAGAATCGTTAGCAAATGCGTATGTATGTGCCCCATACGCATAGAAACTGTTTAGCAATTGGTTATTTGTAGCGCATCTAACAGTTACATTTGTTTTGTACCTCAATCCTGCCATCATACGCCCAAGTGCAACACCAACCTCGTGCGGCATATATGGACGATATCCGGCAGGCGCTTCTGGACCAGACCACACATATGCATGTCCGAGTATAAAAATGTCATAGTTGTCTGGTGTATCAAGCAATGTTTGGTAAATCCAATCATACTGCAAATACATTTCTTGCAAAGAACGCGCTCCGAAATACTGTTTCACAACACCGTTATTGTCTGTGTTAGTCGTGCATACGACAATATATCTTATCTTTTGATCATCATCGTCGTGATAATAATGTAGTTTACAATACGCTTCTAATTCTTCTAAATCGTCCCCTGTCGCTTCAGTCTGGGCCAATTTCGCTGAACAATCCTCAAACACCACTTTGTCAGCAATCGGTTCAACCAGATATTTGTAAACAACCTTATACGACATCCTAACGTCATCTTCCGACAGCCCCGGATTTTCTTCCAGCACATGACTCAAGTTAGCCGCATTCAAATCATGGTTTCCTTGTGCTGGGAAGAAATTGTTTCCAAATGCGTCCCTGGCTTCATTCATGTATTCTGCCATTCTTGCCGCACCCATGTACTTTGAGGTTTCCTGATTAAGGATGTCTCCGCCAAAGAAAACATCAGTAATCCCAATTTTTTCTTTGACGTATTTCATCATGGCTGTTGAGTGCTTTGCGTTGTTGTTTTTCCAATGTACATCTGTAATGAATATAAAGTGCTTCCCGTCAGGGATGGTAGAAATTCGTTCATTCATGTAATCTGCGGCAGTATAATCTGTTGCATTTTCAGGCACCCCAAAGTAGTATTCAGGTAACATCTTTCTTAATGATAGCAGTGATGTGGTATCAGCCCTTGTATTACCACCATCATTGTTCATCCGTGCAACAGCATCCACAGCGGTTAAACTGTCAATAAACGGTATTTCTGCATCTCCTTTTGTAAGTTGCAACTGTTTAATGAACCAGCGGTTTGAACCGCCACTTCCGAACTGAATTTCAATACTGGAAAGACTCTTGCTTGCATCTGACGCTCTATAAAAGTGCGTATATGTTGATGTAGCGTTTGGAACCGTCAATATATCCATAGTGCCATCACCGTATACAAGCACAAATCGTATGCCATTACCGGTTGCCAAACTCACTTGATTAGTATATGCATCAAAGCTAATGATATACTGTTTACCGTTTTCAAGCGTTTTGGTTAACGGTATTCCAGCATTGAAATTCTTAGCGAAATCCGTGGCGGTTCCAGAAAGCACATCTCCGTCTTTTTCAATGCCATCATTATTGGCCATTTCTCTATGGTTGATGATGTTGTATGTAGTGTCAGTAATTGATGCAATTTCATCTCCAGTTTTTTTCGCATCCGCCGCCTGTCCACTCTGCGTCAGTGTCGCATCAATCGTAAACGTCCTTGCGCTCTCAGCCGCCGCACTTGCGCTTGCCTGTGCCTCTGATGCCTTTGCAGTCGCTGTCTGAGCGGCTTCGGTAGCGGTTTGAGCGGATGTTCCGACAGACTCCGCATAATACTTTGCATTGTTGTGGTAAGCCGGGTCACTGCTCCCTACATCCTCCCCGTCACGCTGACCGACTGCCCATGCTTCGGAGTCGAGGGCTTTATCGACTGCCGTTTCCTTGGCTTCGGATGCTGTAGCGGCGCTTTCGGACGAAGTTTCCGCATCATCGTGCACCTGCGCCGCCTGCTGGGTGACCGTGGCCGCTGCCTTGTTGACATCGGACGAAGCGGCCGCGGCGGACTGGGCGCTCTCCGTGGCGATGCGCACAGCCTCGACAGCCGTCTCGGTGACAGAGGCGTACTCAGCCATCAGTATGGCAAATTCCTCCTCCGTGCCGGTATAACCCTTGCTCTTGGCGTAAGCGTATGCCGACACAAGTCCAATAAATTTACTCATCATTACCTCCTGTGCGGTCAAGATAGAGTTTTCCATCCTCGATATAAAATCTCAGATGGCCCGCCTCTTCTACGGTCTGCTGTGCGATGTTGGCGTAATAGGCCGCTGACGCCGCCGCTGCGTTTGCGATCTCTGCGTCCTCATTGGTGAGAGCCACGGCATTGTTGAGCGTCGAGATTGCCTGCATGATGACATCTTCCTGTTCAGGCGTCGGCTCAATTTCTTCCGTGTCGGGTCTGCGGACGATCGGGATTCTGATGGTGTACATCGTCCTTCCGTCCGTATCGCCGTCATGGACGAAGACATAACAGATAATGTCGCGCCCGTCCTTCAGAAACTGCGGGGGCACTGTCACCATGTTGTCGTGTCCTATCTGCGTTTTCGTGACGGAATCACCCTCATTGCAAAAGTGCACCACGAAGTCCGTCGGGAGCTTTATCGCGTCGCTGATTACGAGCACCTGACCGTAGTCGCCCTGGGTGCGGCGCGGAGTCTTGACGGTTCTGAGCCTGCCGAAAACGACCGGGATATTTTTGGTCATTGCCTGCCCTCCTTACATATTGCTAATCCAGACCAGCGTGCCATTTAAGGATGTGACTGACTCGCCATGCGCATGCTTGATCGTGCCGTCCGTACCGACAGTCACAGAGCCGCCGAAGGGCTGTAAAGATGTGCCGCGGATTACGGTCACATTGCAGGACGCACTTGACAGCGGTCTGAAACTCTTAGGAACTGTGTACAGTGTCGTGTCTGTCGGAATCGTCTCTGAGCCGGATGTGTAGGCAAGCCGGAAATTGCAGATGACGATATTACCGATTTTGATCAGATTGCACGCACCCGCAGCCGTGAAGGAGTTATTCTTCGTGCCGTTTGCCGTTTGGGCGGTAAGTCCCTGTAAAAGCACTCGAAGCAAGGATTTAAGGGAGAACATGCCGTCGTTTACGACTTCAGACTGCTTTTGGACATTTGCGAGTGCTGTGTAAAGAGCCTCGTCCTGCTTGAGCTGATATTCCGCGTCTCCGTCCCAGGTAAGGGCGTAAGCATTGGAGCGGTTGCTGTCCGACGTGCCGTTACCCACAATGTCCGCATAAGCGCCGCCGTAAGGAGTGATATTGCCGTCATCCTCGACGTTGTATCTTCCACGGACGGACTGTGCAACCCCGTTGGCTACAGTGTAATGCCCTATCGCAGTGGAGTGAGTACCATTCGCCGCAGTCCCGTATCCCATCGCCGTGGAATAAGCCCCGTCTGCTGAATTGTTGTTTTCTGTGCTGATAACGACTGCCCCGGCGCCCTCTCCAGGTCCGACCAGCTTCTCAAGCACTGCGCCGTCATCCGCGGAGTATGCCGCCCCGCTCGACTGGATAGCCGCGTCCAGCTCCACGTTGGAGTAGCCGAAATACAGATCGTACACAATCTGGTAGATCTGCCCTTCGATGGTCTCCGCTATGTCGACGCACGGCATGTAATCAGGCTCGTCAATCACTGCAATGGCGGCAAGCGCCTCCGAGCCGCCTGACGGACGGGCATAAATACCGATTTCCGTGACATTGTAGCCATTAGCAACAAGCACGGTTCCGGTCGCCACGTTGTAATTTGTCGCAATCGACGAGACCTTGTAAAGATTATTTGACGTATTTACCTTTTTGACCGACGAGACGGGGTAATTGTTTTTTGGAGTCCTGAGCGCAGTCATTACCCTCAGGGCGCTTTCCGTCTTCTGCTCCGCGGTGTATGTCCCGCATCCGAGCGCGATCTTGGTAAAGGTAAAGGGGTCGCTTTTTACTACATCGCCGGAGACATTGACGCCCCTCATGATTTCTCGTCCGGCGTCGGTAATCACGCAAAATGGTGTATTCATTCAAGTACCTCCGTGTCAAAGATAAAAGCATGGCGCTTAACAGCCTGCATCCCGTGGATGGCATGGTAGTGGTACTCCATGCCTCTGTTGCTTCCAACCAGAGCCAGCCTCGATCTGATATTCTTGGCGCTTTTCAGGATGTCGTTAAACATGGCAATGCTCTCATGGCTTAGCTGGTCATATGCCGACACCATGAACGTGTACGGCTCGCCGCTGTACTCAAACCACTCCGAGATGACTGCATCTTCACCGTATGCCGTTTTAACAAGGTCATTGACCACGCCGGCCGTGCCTGCATGTTGATGCCACAGGAACGTGTTCTTGACCAGCTTGCGCTTTTTCTCGACCGGATAGCTCGTATCGTAATACTGTGTCCTCAGTTCCGTTGCGAGCAGGTCGAGGGCACTCCCGTCGAGATAGTCCACGCCGCAGTAGACCATGGCCTTCTCGGCATTGTTTATAAGCATATACACGCCGAGCTTGATCGCATGGCTGAGCGCCTGTACTTCCGGATCTGCGCGAAAGTTCGGCCCGAGGAGGTCAAGGACTTCTCCGTAAAGATTAGTCATTCTCAAGCCCTCCGTATGTCAGATTCGTCGCTGCGCACACCCCGACGCTCGTAGCAGGTATCGCGGTGCTTACCGGAGCGGTCACGACTACACGCTTGGCTCCTGCCTGCATGATCCTGGATACAAGCTCGTTGGGATTGATGTCCCTGCCGATCGCGCCGCCCTGCCATGCTTTGTACTCTTCCACGGCGGTCTCCACAGCGGTCTTGATGCCCGCTTCCATGGACTGGTTCTTACTGCTGATATAGTACGTTGCCGTGATGGTATAACTCACAGAGTCCGGGGCGCTGACCTGTACATAGTCCGTAAGGGGACGCCTCTCATCCGCGGACAGGTAATCACTCAGCTTTGCGATGGCATCCGTATCGGGGAGCGACCCGTCAGCCATCAAAAAGCGGACATCCACGACACCCGCGGACGGACTGCTAACCCTTACGTCACCGACCTCTGTCCCGCTGCTCTTTGCGTGATAGATGTACGCCGCCTCGGAGCCTGCCACGGAATACCCTGCTGGCGCAAGGTAGATCCTCTCCGCAAGGCTTTCATCCGACTCGGCATCCATCCCGCCTGCGCTCTGTGTGGTGTTGACCACATCCGCGATAAACGGCACAGGGTCAGTCATGATGCACAACTCGCCCGGGGCAAAATTGTTTCCTTTCTCGCCCGCTTCCGTGCAAGTCATTTTCACGGTGGCATCCGTATTGCCTGCAGGAATAACGACGTCACTGAGGGTTTCGAAAAAGACTTCCCAGTCGCCCGTGATGCGCGTACCTGCGGGGATCGCCGTGTCCTGTCCCCTGGCTTCCTCAAGGCTCCACCGGACCATAACTGTGGCTTTCTGCGGCTCCATCTCCGTCACGCCCTTGAGCGCCGCCAGATGCCTCAGATAAGGACCATAGGCGTATTTTAAGAAATTCATCTTGCCGGCTTTGTCCACATGGAGAAGTCCCTGATACAGGTACTGGGCGACCGCAAGCAGGATGATCCTGTTGGGGTCTGCCTTGCTCAGCGTGATGGGCTTTCCGGTGATCTCCTGATAGCGCTCGCAGAAGTCCGTGATCATGGCGCTCTGCAAATCTTCAAGACTTATGTCGTCGCCGAAAGTCACATCCGGCAGACCGTAAATTGTTTCTAAAGTATCGTTCATGATTGCCCCCTCCCCGGTCCGATGCGGATCACTGCGACCAGTCTGCCGTTGTTGTCAGTGGTACACTGCGCCCCCATAAAACGCGCTCTCGGCTCATAGATCTCCATCTTCTCGGCCAGCTCCAGGGCGAGGAGGTTCGCGGCCTGCGGGGCGGGAAGGCTGACAAAATCCTGGTCAAGCCCGTAGGAGCGATCGCCGGCGCAGGTCCCGGCAGGAGTCGATATAAGCGCGTATAGATTGCGGCTGATCTCTGTGACCTCTGATGAGTCCATGTAGTCAAAGCCGATTAAATTGATTCTCATCTGCATTTATCTGTACTCCTGGAATGTGATCTCCATCGTCGCCCTGACCAGCTCGCCCTTGTTCCAGACTTCGTTCCATGTGTCGGATGTCTGCGTGATCACAAGTTTGTTCGCGGTGATGTTCTCGCCGTTGATGACGAGATGGTCCGCTTTTCCTGCGTCCCTGTAGGCGATAATGCTGTCGATGGTCTTGCGCGGCTTTACCCCGTGTCGGGCATCGAGCACAACAGTCAAGGAGATGTTTTCGTCGCCCGGTCCCAGGAACTGCATACGGGGCTTTTCGCCGACCAGCTCATGTTTTTTCCATCTGGCTTCTCCGTCCCGCTTCAGCTCCGTAAAAGTGAAGATTTTGTTGCCGGAGACGGAAAAGGAGATTTCCTTGCCGAAGTTAGCAAAAGGCGAAATAGTCTTCGTTTTTTTCTTGGTTTTGGCTTTTACTGTTGTCTTGACTTTGCTTTTATTTGCGACGGTGCTGGCGTTAGTCGTCGGACTTACCGTCTTACCGCTCGGGCTTTTGACTTTGGTCGCCATCATGCACCTCCTGTGTCAGCGTCTGTAATGAGCTTTATATCCTTTGCCCTGATGGTGAGCGTGCCGGTCTCGGGGTCGTGGTGGATATATGCCTTGCCCTCTTCGTGGCTCAGTTCCTTGTGGAATACATCCTTGCCGTAGACCGGTGGCGTGCTGACATCATCCCAGAACGGGCCGATGGCGACGCCGACCTCCGAGTCGTCGGACAGATGCAGGACAAGGATCCTCTGCTCCACCTGGGGCATATGGTACTCGCCGCCCATCTGCAGGTACGGCATCATCTTGGTCACTGACTCATCACGGTCCATGTAGGCAACCGCGATCATGCCGTTTTCGTAGTCGATTCTGGACACGCGCCCGATTCTGATATTCTCCATGGGGTCTGCCTCCTAAAATCTGACTCGGTGCATTTCGAGGGCGATGGTATACCCGTCGGAAGCCCCGATCGTGTGCGTCGCCTTGTCGATAAACCACTTGCCTGACATAAATTCCGCATTAGTAAGGTTGATGCTTGTCGCCGCCCACAAGGGTCGCCCCGCCGCTGCTACTGTGATTTTCAGCGTCTCGGACTTACGGTTTTCCTCACGGACCTTTGCCCAGACACGGACAAAGGCATCGCCGTAGTTGTCAGCCTTCTCGTTTACAATCAGCATCCTGTCCCACGTTCCGATAGTCAGGGCTTTGTCTTTCGTCTCTTTGCCGACCTTGACGGTGTACTTGATCCGCGCGCCGGTATATGTGCCGGTCAGAGTAGAGTTATATTCGCCGCTCAGCACTTCCGAGTAGTCGATGGTGGAGACGGCATCTTTCAGCTCAAACTCCCTGATTTTGTAGATAACGACTCTGCCGTTGTAGACCTTCATGTACAGGCCGTATTTCTTACAGAGCGAATCCAGAAAACTGCAGTCATCGGCATCGGACTGCTCAGCTTTGGAAATCTTGATGTTTCCGCCGAAATACCGAAGTTCCATCCCGTACCTTGAGGCGATCCTCTTCGAGATCTCCTGAATCGTGATCTTCTCCCACGTCTTGGTTCTGGGAGTGGAGCGGAATGAGTGATTCTCCGGAACGCTCACGCCGTTGATCACTGCGGTTGCGTTATCGGGAAAATTAAAGATCCTGTCGTCGCAGCAGAACCGCCCCAGGGAGATGGTGTTGCGGACTCCCTCTGTCACCCAGTTGTCCACAATGATGTTTGCAAAAAGCGTGTCTCCCTTGGATGGAAGCCATTTGGATGCCCAGACCAGTCCGATATTGGTCAGCGTCACGCTCATGGAGTCCGACTCACTGCAGGCCACATCAGTAAAAGAAAAGCTTTCGATATGCTTGTCTATGTCTGCTGAGCCGATGGCGGCCGCAGTGTTTTTCGGACGATAGGAAATCGACGCCCGTGCAGAGCGCGGCCCTCCGTCAATTTTTTCGATTGTGATCGTTCCGGCCATGCCGCGGCCTCCTTACAAAAACGGATCTGTTTCTTCTTCGATTTCCGAGTCATCCGCGACCCATGGCGGGGCGTCCCCGCTCTGGTCACGGACAATCTCAGGTGTATACACGACCGTGCCCGCTGAAAAAATCAGGGTATCGAGCAGGTCGTAATTGGATTTCATGAGGACATCGGCATAGACTTCACTGCCGTATACCTCAAGGGCGATCTCATCCCATGTCTCGCCCTGCTTTGTGGTGTAGTACGTGCTTGCCATGCTTTAGAACCTCGTACGTCTCTTGTCTTTCTCATAGCGTTCCATAAAGCGCTTGAACTCCTCAAATGTTGTCCTGCCTGCCGCCTCTGCGTCCTGCCTCGTGGCGTTTCCGTACAGGTTGTAGGTCGGAGAGAAGTAGATTGTCTTGCCGCCTGCGCCTGCTCCGACCGGCACCGGCTCGGGACTCATACGCCTGCCGGCACTTTCAAACCTCTGCAGGAGCTGTTCCACGACACTGTTGTCGTTACGGCTCAGGATGCTCTTTAAGATGGTCGACATCTTATCCCACAGCGTGTCGAGCGGGAGGATAGCTTCTGCGCCGCTCTCTCCGACTACGTGACTGCCGCCCTGGGCATCTTTGAGAAGAGTCGCCTTGTCGAAAATACCACCGAGTGCATGGTAGCTGACCGAGAATGTCGGATAGCTGACCGTCTGCGTGCCGACGGTCTTCGACGCGCTTCCGACGCTGACCACGGGGATCTTCGGTTTCGGGATCTTAATTGACATTTTTTCAAATGCGCTTTTAATCTGGCTTGCCGTGGACTTGGCACTGCTCACGCAGGATGATTTGATGGAGTTCATGGCGCTCACTGCCGCGGATTTGGCCTTGTTAAAGCCGCTCTTGATGGCGTTGTATACGCCGTCGCCCAGCTTCTGAGCCGCCGCTACAACCGTGCCGGTATTCTGCGTGATGGCGCTTGTCAGGCTTGTAGTCAGCTCCACGCCGCCCGCAAGCCCTGCAGGACGCATGATGCCCTGCATGACACCTGGGTCGATGCCGAGCGACTCGGGGGCAAATTCAAAGGCCCCGAGGGTTTCTGTGAGCGCTGTCGTAAACGCCTGGCCTCCGGAAGTGCCTGCCTCCGTCATAGTGGATGTGAGGCTTGCTGTGTCAATTCCGAGGCTTGTTGTAAAGTCAAAGCCCGCAAGTCCGGTCTCGACACCGGAGATAAAGTTGGTCGCTCCCTCTGTGCCTGCGCCCTGCCAGATACCAAGCCCTGCGCCCTGCGTGCCCGATATGGACGATTCCAGGGCGGCCGTGATGCCTGACGCGCCGGAGGAAAAACCGCTTGCGTATGCCTGCGCTCCGGACGCGCCTGCGGATGTGTAGCTTGACGTATCCGGCATTGTGGGAGCGGCCACGGTGGACGGTGTTGAGGGCTGTTCTGCGCCCTTGTTGCCGCCCGTGACAGCGCCCTTTACAGCGTCCCAGATGCCTTTAGCGCCGCCCCTGATGCCGTCTCCGATGCCTTTGATGATGTCCGCGCCGACCGCAATCCAGTCGGTGTGGACAATGGCATCGATGAGGGCAAGGACAAGTTCTGCGGCAACCTGGATGATCATCGGGATTGCCTGGATCAGTCCGGTTGCGAATCCGCGGATACAGTCGCCCGCGCCCTGCAGGAGCATGGGAAGGTTCTGAATGACGCCGCGGACCAGCGCCACAAGGATCTGCGCGCCGCCGACCATAAGGGACGGCAGAAGCGCTCCGATGGTGCTCAGGAAATTTGACAGGAGTACTGCGCCCTGTGCGACAAACGTGGGAATCTGGGAAACGATGCCGGCGACAAGTCCGCTGATGATCTGCGGTCCTTTTTCCCTTGCCATTGCGAGGCTGCCGTC